TAATACTGTCAATGTCTTCAGAGGCTGTTGCAGTGCTAATGGTATATTTCAAACTACAACTGATCAATAAATCGTGTCTTACGCCTGCTTTGTTTATATAAGGCACAGAGATATTAATTGCTCGCATTTCAGCAGGACTAACTGTGTAGCTGAGACCGTTACTGACTCTATAGTATGCTTTGAAAGCTCCTTGGGGCAAGTTGCCATAAGTGCCGTCTGCAAATACCAAATCAATTTTATCATCTTCTTTGGTAATCACACTATAGATATTTCTTATATTTGAATTGATACTGTTGTAGGCAATATTGCTGCCTGTGATACTGCTAACCTTGGTCCACGCAGATCCTTGTGTGCCATCTGAATTTGTGGCAAACAACCAAACATCTGAATCATTGATTCCGGTAACATCAACAGAAATAACTTCGTTTGTGGTAGGAACATCAACACTAAAATCAGTTAATTCTAGACTGCCTTGTTTCAACAGCATAAAGAAACCAGTGTTAGCACTGGCACTGCCTTTGCCGTCTTGTCTATAAATAAATCCTAATTGACTGCCGGGAATAGGCGGTTCTTCATAGTAATCTTCTGCGCCGATAAAACTGGTACTTACCAATTCAAACGGCATCTTTCTACTGGCCACTATTTTTTCAAAGTTGAAAATTGGTACATCTGTAAAATTAGATCTAAATCTATACTGTTGTGAATCAATGCCTTGAATTGTGTCAGTCCCCTGACTGCGGCCAAATTCAGTGTTGTCTGCCATTGCAGAATTTATAACTAAAATAAATTGCTCTAACCAATTTGAATTGGTAGGATCATTCCAAATAATTGTTTGGCTGGCAAGATTCTTGTTGTTGCTGTCTAGTACCCCTTCTGTGGTAGACACTGTGTCAAATTTAATTAAGCCTTGTGCAGGAATATTTCTTCTGCTGTTGTAGGAAATCAATCGGGCTAATCGAAGTACAGACTCTTTGGTTTCTGCTAGTTCTAAAAAATTCTCTCTACTGGCTAGGTCAGTACGGAAAGCTAGACTCTGTCCTAGAAACGCAACTGCATCTATCAGTGCTAGATATTCTGAACTTTCAATATAATCGTTAAAATCTTCTGGATAATTTTCACGAAGATAGGTGATAATAACCCTACGCAGATTTTCAAAATCATAGCTTTTAAAGTCAGCATTTTTAAAGGTCTGATAAATTCTTTTCCAGTCCTGGTTTAAAATTAAATTGTTCTGTCTAGACGTAGTTGTCATTTTCGTTCCCTATACTGATATTTATTGTAAAAATAAAATGCGTATTTTATGTTATTGTGTTATCTCTATCAAAGTCTAAACGCAGTGTATCGGTGATATCAAATGGTAGTATCACTATTTCTGCTTCTATGCGTATGCCTTGTTGTGTGCTATCTATAGACACTGAGTTTACTTTTACACGTTTATCAAAATTAATAATTTCTTCAACATCTTTAGCAATTGCTGCTTTTATTTCTGGGGTAAAATTCTCAAATAGCGTATCCCAGATAATAGTTCCAAATTTAGGATTTTCTAATTTTTCACCCTTTCTAATATAGAAATGGTTGATGAGATCTTGTTTGATCAATTCTGCATCGTACAACTTGTAGTTTCTTTTAAATTCCTTAGAACTAAATCCCCTGTATCGAAAATTGCCTGAATTTGCATTTCCTAGACTGGCTTTGTTTTTTGCAATAACTGTGTTGGTATATATTTTTGCCATAATTTATTTCCTTAGAACGGAGTATCACTGGGTTTTTTGTATTTGCGCCAATCACTAGGTGGTGTTCGCATACTAGCACTTTCGCCTTCATATCGACCGTCAACGTCTCGATCTGTTAGATCTGGTTTGACTTTTGTAGCATCTAGATTTTCGTGGAAAGGATACGGTTCAGCTGTGGGCATCCTTCTTACTATAACTGTTCTGTCTACATCATCTTCGTTGGGTGCTGGAAGGTCTGGTAGACTGTGTGTCTTTAATCTTAACGCTTTTGTTGCTACTGGGCCGTTCATATGAATTTCTGCGGCAGTTTCTTTATAACTACCTGTTACATTTAAATCCATGGTTCCGCCAACGGTAATTTTACCGTTAGTACCTACAATCACATTGTAGTTTGCACCAGTTTCAACTTGCATTTCTCCGTTTACTTTAAGGTTAAAATTACGGCCAACTTCTAGATTAAAATCTCTATCAGCAACAAAATTAAAATCTTGTTTAGTTCTAATATTAATACTGTCCTCGGCATAGATGTCAATTTTACCGTCGCTGGTAAATTCAATCCAGGCTGTGCCCCTGCTGTTTCCGATATAAATCAAATCTTCAGAATTATGAAATAACAATTGATGTCCTGTTCTAGTCCTAATTCTAAAATGTTCGTTGTAGGGAATATCTTTTAGTCCTTCGGGATTTTTTACATAGGTAGGAGCTCCGTCAGTGGGCTTTGTTTCTCTATAGTATCTGTCATCACCGTCATCCATAACAAAATGTGTTCCTCCGAGTCTTTGAACCGGAACTGGTGTTGGTGTTGGACTTTCTCTATTTCCCAAAAACTTTTTCTTGCCATTTCTATCTACAGGACCAGGACTGCTCATTCCAAACACCATGTTTGGCACATCTCGTCTTGACGTAGAAGTACTGGTTCCCCTTACTTCATCTCTAGTTAGTCCCTGAATTTTAAATCGTCTAGCAATAGGATGCACAGCTCTAGGTATTTTATCAATTTCTAAATTTTTGTCGCCTTCGTTGGCTTTTCTATTATGTTCAACCACAGGTAGCGGATGTTCCTCCTGCTGATAGTCTTCGTCTGTTTTATACGCAGTGGTTCCGCCAATAGCAGGGACCATGTGATTTTGAAATTTATCTTGAACATTTGCCACCCAATAGCCCTGATCTGGTTTTCCGTCTATGAAAAGCACAATGCCGGTTACGCCGGTGTCTGGAGGAACACCCCAGAATCCATAGCTCATCTGAGAATCATCTGCTGTGACATTTTGTCCAGTGAACTCAAAAGGTGTACATCCATAAAACGGGCTGGCATATTTTACAAAATAGGTTTGACTTTCATTACCTATTTGATTTCCAGAGTCTCGAATAAGCACAACTTCAAGGCCGCCTTGAAACAACAGATCTGCATGCCCTATAATTTTAGCCAAATAAGGAGCACCGGTAAGACTACCTTGTGAATTTTCTCGTTGGTCTTCTCTTTTTTCAATCATATTATGCTCCCGGAGCGTTTATATATGTTCCGGTATCTCGTTCTGGTTTATCTGTTTTTGTTGGGAATACATCTCCACTGCCGCTTTGATCTTGAGCAGGTATCCTAAAACCTGCTATTACCTGTGTGAATAAATTGCCTTTAAATCTAGCTTCTGCTTTTGTAACCTTAAACAATCCACTAAACGGACTGGGACTTTGTCCTTCAGGAAAATAATAACCGCCGGGATCAGCAGCGGCCGCGCCTCCAGCATCTGGATCTGCAGGAGTTCTAAAATTTACCACCACCCAAATATCTGTGGCTTCGTGATTCATGGTTCCATTTTCAGTTACTTGATCGTCACTGTCACTATGAAAATTACTGTATCCAACTTCAGGAAGGAAATAGGGATCGCCTAAAATTTCTAAATCTAGATTTATTTGATTTCCTACACTGTTAAGATAAGCCATATAAAATTCATTGGCGATTTTTTGTTCGGTACTGGTTTGACCTGACCCGCCTTTGAACGGAATATTTCCCGTGGCCATATCAAATTTTGCAGAAGCAGCACCTCCTCCTACCGATGGAGCTGAGGCTCCTTGTGCCTGTTTACTAGTCATTGTGGGGCTAGGTCTAGATGTGTTTGTAGAATTATTAGCAACACCCCCCGAGTCTTCAACCTTGTTAGGATCAATAGCTGTAAACAGCATATTTTTTATTTCAATGTTGAATTTAATGATATCTGTGTTTAGACCTGTGTATATATAGTTGTATTCTTTTTGTGCGGCACTTTTGCAGGCTGCTATTCCTTTACTTGTGGCTTCTGGCGATAGATAAGCACTGTGATGTATTTTATAAGGCTGCACTCTAAAAGTAATTTCTTTAGAAAAATCCTTAAGTTTGGGATCAAGATCTAATAGTTTTACATCAACGTTGGTTTTCCACCAAGTTACTCTACCTTGATCGTCAATTAATGCTTCGTTGGTTGCTCGATCTCTAGCTTCTCTAGTGCTGAGAATCACCTGATCAATGATGTTTGTGATGCTGGTATCTTGACTAAATTGCAGAGACTTTTCTTTAGGATTGATAGACATTTTTCCCCTAATAATTTTTCCGCTGGCTTCGTCGTAGATGTCTCCTGCACGTTTGGGTTTTTCAGTTCCGCCTTGGCTTTCTGGTGTAAATTCTAGATCATTACCGGGACTGCGGCCATAGGGATTATCTCCTACAAATTCTATATTGTACTTGTCCGGATAGGTTTTTTTCTGATCTTTTACAAGTTGATCTTCTCTCTTGTTTAAAAAAGATACTAAACTAAACTCAGGATGATCTACTAGCACTTCGTTGCTGTTTTTGCCCACAAGTTTTACGTCGTTAAAAACTTTGTTCATCTGCTGAGATAATGCCACATGATTGTAGGGGAAACATTCTACCTTGTAGGTGCTGCCTGCTTCATTGACTGTAAAATTTGCATTCATTAGTTTTACTAACCAATTAAATGGTCCTACAGTCATACTCTCTCCTGGTCCGGTCCATCCTACAAATTCCAATCTCAACACATAGGCAGCATTATCAAGATAACTCTTGTATCCGGAATTCACCGCTGCTGCCTGACAGCTCTGAAGAAATAGTCCCATACTGTAAGGTTCAAATACTTCAAATTCAAGTTTTGACCAAGGTCCCGACCCTGTGCCATTGGTAGGAACTACAAAATTTGTTATCGAAAGATTGTCAATAAAATATTCAGGGGCACCGTAGGCTGTTTGTACTCTTGCAGCACCATCTCGACCTGCACTTGATACAATGACATTTGGCAACTGACCGCTGCGATAAGATTGAGAATTTAGCTGAGCTGGACTAGCACAAGAAAACGTAAACAAACAATTGTATGAAACAAATTGTTCTAAGATATTAGGTAGTGCCATGATTAACTTCCAGCAGTGGTTGATAACGCAGCATTAATATTGGCCTTAGCTGGACAGAAAATTGTAGTTCCGGGCGAAAAATCGTAGATAGGATCTTTTAGTATTGATCTGTTTCTTTGTGCAAATACCCACCACAATTTTGCATCTTGATAAAGATCAAATGCCAATAGATCCGGACGATGCTTGTATTGATTTTCAATAACATATTTAAAATCATCATCAGAGATTGGAATCGTCCGTAGAGTCAGTAATTCCAAATACAGTGTATTTTGTTTGGTTATGTACCAAGGACTAGTTTTTTTATAAATTTCCATATATTAGAAAGAAATGCTGCCGCCGTTATTAACATATGCGCTAAGATTAAATCCTCTTTGAGAACTTTTACTGTACACAGGCTGGCAAGTGATTTGTATAGTACTGAGTCTAGGCACGGATGCGCCTGCTGCAAGTATGTAGTGAACATCATCTTTAAAATCAACCTGAAAAGATTTTATCACCACAGGAATAAATCCTAATACTTCACCATATCCAGACAAGGTACAAATTGGAGGAGGATTTCCTTGCGGAGAACTATTCCCAAAAAACATCTTAGTCAACCCACGACCTAGAGCAATTGTGCGCAGCCAATTAGCAGCATCTTCTTCAGTTTCAACTGGAAATTCTCCACTAATACTAATATCATCTGAAGTACTATTTTTATACACAGGATGAGGGAAATTTGCGTGGACTAGTTCTTGATTGTTGTAGTTTGCTTTATTTGATAGACTGAAAGAGGGTGTTGTTGGAAAAATAATTTGTCCGAACATTGAATCAATTTTTATACGCCAATCACCTTCGTTACTGGGATATACCTGCACTATCGAAGCTTCTTCGCCTAGTGCTAACGTGGCGGTGCTGGGAATATTTTTTGCTCTGGCAGCACTAATTAAATCAAGTCCTATATTTGCTAATGCAGCCGCTTGTTGTGCTGGTCCGCTTAACAATCCTGTGGCCAGTCCAGCAATACTGCCTCCTGATGCAATATTGTCAATGACGCTCTTTCCGGCTGTGGCAAAACTGCTGGCAGCATCTGACAGAGATGATAAACCGTTTTGTGCAAAATTTTGCACAGTTCCGGATAAATTACTAACACCAGATGAATTTAATTTTCCAGTAATGCCATTTAAGTTGCTGCCAAATCCGCCACTAAGTCTATTTACAGTGGCATCTAAACTTTGTTTGGCAAGACTTGAATTAGGCATACTGAAATTGCCAGCAGACTGATTTGCAGCATTGGCCAGATTGCCTAGCTCACTGCCGATCTTTGAAGCAAGATTTTGTATTGGGTTTATAGATAATGACATAATTAATATCCGTTTTGTCTATTTATTCTTTATAAAATGTGCTATTATATTACTAAAAGGAATAACATTTAATGACTATCATTGCTCAGCCTCCCAAGATCAAATACCTTACCAACAAGGATTTGCTCCGAGAAATACATCTTAGTAAAAATACCTACTGTAGTTTTACTCTGCCCGAATACAGCGAATACGATCTTATTGTTGTTAATCTTGCAAAAATCAATGTAAGAACCGTGGCAGAAGCCAAAAGAAATAGAGCTATAAAAATGGCAAAACAGGCTCACGAAGCAGCAGTGATTGCAGGTGGTAAGAAAATATCCATTAAAGAATTCGAAGTGGACTATCGCAAGGTACAAAAGCAAGATTTGGTATTTCGTGTAATGACCTTTGATCATATTCCGCTAGCGCCAGGTCGTAAAAAGACTTTGAAAAATACCGCAGACAGTCACGACAAGGTAAATTTTCCACCATTCCAACATTGGAAGTTTGATGACAACGATAATTTAATCTGCGTGGGAAAAAGCCATTGGAAAGGTGGATTACTCGATGGCGAGTTCAACAAAGAACATGGACAAATGACTAACAATCTAGCTCGTATGTTTATTAAACTCTGTGAAAGATATGCCACTCGTGGCAATGTTAGAGGGTATACCTACAACGACGAAATGCGTGGGCAGGCCATCTTACAGCTTACTCAAATCGGCCTACAGTTCGATGAAAGTAAATCGGACAATCCTTTTGCCTACTATACTGCTGCTGTTACCAACAGTTTTGTTAGGATCATCAACATTGAAAAACGCAATCAAAATATCCGAGATGATATTTTAGAAATGAATGGAATGAATCCAAGTTGGACTCGACAGAACAGCGGAAACGGAGTCAGCGGTGCAGTGAGTACTAGTTCAGTGGATGGTAGTGATTGGGATTGACCTAGTTGTTGTATATATGTTACAATAACTAAGGAGATTCTATGAACCTATTTAAAAAAGTAGCTTGTTTTACTGATATACATTTTGGACTAAAAGGTGGCAGTCGCACACATAATCAAGATTGCGAAGATTTTGTTTCTTGGTTTTGTGATACTGCAAAAGCACAAGGTTGCGAAACTGCAATCTTTCTAGGTGACTGGCATCATAATCGTAGCACTACAGATGTTAG